AGAAAAAATAAAAGATGTCATTTAATCCACAAGGTTATCCTTTCACTGCTTTACCTACAAATCTTAGAGGAAAAATACAACCTTATCAATTAGCTGTTTTATGGGTTATTCAAAGTTACGCAAGTAAAGATGATCAGCAATGTTATCCGTCATTAAATACAATTGCGACAGCTGCTTGCATGTCAAAACGCCACACTCAAAGAGTTGTTAATCAACTGGTTTCACTTGGATATTTGGAAAGAAAACATCAAAAGGGAAAAAACGGAGAACAAGGAAGTAATTTATATAAAGTGACGATCTGGCATTTAGCTAATGTTCCAGAACCCAGTGTTGATGGGCGTGGCATATCAGTCACCCCCCCTAGCACCTCAGTCACTACCCCATGGACTGACAGTCACCCCCCCATGGACTCACAGTCCACCAAACTAGATACATATAAACAAGATATAAATAACAATATTAATAAAGTTAGTAAAAAAACAAAGAAAAAGATTTATTCAGATGATTTCGAGTTTTTTTGGCAAAAGTATTTGAAAATTAAAAAAAGAGCATCAGGTCAAACAAAACCAAAAGCCTACGAAGAATATTGTGTCGTTATAAAAAGTCATTCTACAAAAACACTTGCTTTTGCTTTACAAAGAGCTATAACTGATCAGCACCAAATTGAAAATAAAGGCGGATTCGCCAGTCCCTTTCCTGATTGCTATCGATGGTTAAAAAATGGCAGCTTTGAAGCATACCTACCAAGCACCATCGAAAAACCTAAAAAACAAAACTGGGAGAAAGATAAATCCCAAGATCAACCCTTTTAACTTGCCATGTCTTACAAAAGAAAACTAACTGAAAAAACAATAAACTTTTATCCTCCTGACAAGGATTGCTACGCTTGCTACGACACAGGAATCGTTAACAATTCAGATCGATTAGTCAATCGACTTTATTGGCATGATTATGACATTGATGAAAAAGGCAGAAAGTTTGCTGGCTCTGATGCAGCCATAATATGCCATTGCAAGAAAGCATACCAACAATTAGATGAAGAACAAAATGTTATCTCGTCTGGATACAGAGACTCGTTAGGTAACATCAAAACAATAATAACTTCCAGTGGTGAACACACTTTAGGCGTTTCTTTAACAAAAGATGAAACAAGAATGTTGCATAACAAAAGAAAGGAATCTTGGCAGCAAAGTGTTAAATTGATGAACGATTATCGCTTACAAAATATAAACAATCCAAAGAAAGAACTGCCATATTTTATACAAACTGTCAAAGAAACTTTAAAAGATACTCCTTCCCTGTTTTCATTTCCATCAGAAAAAGCTACTGTTGAATCAATGAAACTCAACCAAAGTGACCCACCGCCTTCCTAAAAACCTTCTTTATGAGTCGGCTCAAGCAAGAGAAAAGAAGGAAAATATAGAGTTTTCTAAACAAAACCCTTATCCTGTTCCTCTTGCAAACTTAATGAGTTACAACTGGCCTGTTCACATGAATTGGGGAGACTGGTATTTAAACGAGGAAACTTACACCCTTGATTTGATGCCTGATTGTCACTTTGGCATCTGGGACCACGATGAACCGCTTTATTCAATAAATTTAATTGAAGTTTGTTCTGCCAACGACATGATTCGTTGGTTTTTTCATTTGCATGGCAAAAACCCACACCTTTATGGAGAAAACTTAATATCTGATCTTTTTTATGCTTTTTATGAAATTTATCACGATTTTAAATTAGACCTTCAAAAGATGGGACAAATAGTATGCCCAACTGCGGTTGTTAAACTTCACATTCAAAAATATAATCAATTCAAAAACAAAGCATGAAAATTAACGAACTTAAAAACGATCATAAAAACGCAAGAAAAAGAACTGACCGATCTTCCGCCTTGATAAAAGAATCTTTAAAAAAATATGGTGCTGGTCGATCTATTGTCATCGACGAAGAAAATCGAATCCTTGCTGGTAACGGAACAATTGCTGGAGCAAGAGCAGCTGGTATAAAAAACGTCAGAGTAATTGAAACTGAAGGTGATGAAATTATCGCAGTAAAAAGAAAAGGACTATCCGAAGATCAAAAGGTCGGGCTTGCTTTAGCTGACAATAGAACTTCCGACTTATCCGAATGGGATAAAGAGATGTTGCATCAGCTTTCAGAAGATCACGACATTGATCCGTGGTTTACAAAAGAGGACCTTGCAGAAATACTTGGCGAACCAGATATTATTCCATCCGAAGGCTTAACAGATCCAGACGAAGTTCCTGAAACGCCTGAAGAACCAACAGTCAAATTCGGAGAGGTTTGGAAACTTGGAAACCATAAATTATTATGCGGAGACTCAACCGATCAAAAACAACTCCAGCCTTTGATGGAAAATGAACTGGCAGACCTTTGGTTGACTGATCCTCCATACAATGTGAACTACGAAGGAGCAACAGCAGATAAATTAAAAATTCAAAACGATAATCAATCCGATGCAGAGTTCAGACAGTTTTTGGCTTCGGCTTACACGGTTGCTCATCACTATCTCAATGACGGTGCTTCCTTTTATATCTGGCATGCAGACTCAGAAGGTTATAACTTCCGAGGTGCAGCAAAAGATGCCAACCTGCAAATAAGACAATGCCTTATCTGGGTCAAGTCCTCAATGGTTATGGGTCGTCAAGATTATCATTGGCAACATGAACCCTGCCTATATGGTTGGAAAAAAGGTGCTTCTCATTTTTGGAACGCAGATCGAAAGCAAACAACCGTGATGAACTTTGATAAGCCAAACCGCAACAAAGAACATCCAACAATGAAACCTGTTGACCTTATCCAATATCAAATGTCAAACTCAACAAAGCCAAATCATATCGTTCTCGACACGTTTGGTGGCTCTGGGACAACTTTGATCGCTGCAGAAAGAATACAAAGGCAAGCTCGCCTCGTCGAACTCGACCCAAAATATTGCGATGTAATAATTAAAAGATGGGAGAATTTCACTGGAAATAAAGCAGAACGTGTAGTATTTAATTAAGAACTACATTTTATGGGTAAAAAAGGTACGCAAGCAGAGACAATTGTCAGGGCTCAACGGTTCGCTCGGATAATTGCTAACGGGGGTCGTCGGTCTGACTGCGTTCGTTATGCTTCCGAGAATTGGGGGGTGGGAGAGAGAAGCGTTGCTAAGTATTTACAGATAGCTAGAGAGGAGCTGAAGAAGGATTGGGATATGGAACGACCTCAGATGATTGCTGATCTTTTGGCTCAATGTAGCACCTTACAGATGGAAGCCAGAAGGTCTGGTCAATACCACATTGCTCTCGGTGCGATCAATACTGCAGCTAAACTTGCACACTTGGTCTCATGAGTCTCTTAGAAACTGTCTCACAAGGCCATGTTTTATTTCAAGAAGGCTTCAGTTATATCCCCTCGTCAAAAGATGTAATAAAAAAAATAAAAACTAAGTTGCTTCCACATCAAGCATCTTTCTGTGATGATTTAAGCCACCGTAAACTTGCACTCGTTTGTGGCTTTGGTGCTGGCAAAACTTATGCTTTAGTTTCTAAAAGTATTATTCTTGCTTGCATGAATGTTGGTCATATATCTGCCATATTTGAACCAACAAGCCCAATGCTTAGAGATATTTTGATGCGAACAATGAACGAGCTTCTTGAGGAGTGGGAGATACCTTACACTTTCAGAGCTTCGCCTTTGCCAGAATATCAACTTACTTTTGAAGAAGGAACTCACACGATCCTATTAAGAACCATTTTGACTTATCAAAGGCTAAGAGGACAGAACCTTTGTGCGGTTGGATTTGACGAGGCTGATACTGTGAATAAAAGAGACGCAGAGCAAGCGATGAACATGGCTCTTGCAAGATTAAGGTCAGGCAATATTCAGCAGTTTTATGCAACAACAACTCCCGAAGGTCACGCTTGGGCTTTTGAGACTTTTGAAAAGAATGCAAAGGAGGATACAAGGCTAATAAAAGCAAAGACAAGTGACAATCCTTATCTGCCAGAGGGCTTTATTGATTCTCTTTTAGAAAATTATCCACCGCAACTAATACAGGCTTATCTTAATGGAAATTTTACCAACCTCACTACAGGAGCCGTCTACTCCAGATTTGATCGCAACAAGCATTTGGTTGATAATATTCCGTTCGATATAAAAATGGAGACGCTTTTAATAGGGATCGACTTTAACGTGATGAACTGCAATGCAGTCGTAGCAGTCAAAGACGGAGATAAATTGTTTGTAATTGATGAAATAACGAAACAAAACGACACCGATGCACTGGCTCAAGAAATTAAAAGAAGGTATCCTAATAACAAGATATTAGTTTACCCAGATGCTAGTGGTGCTGCCAGATCAACGATCAACGCTTCAAAAACAGATATTGCAATTCTCGAAGGCTACGGTTTCTCAAGCATGGCATTACGCAGTAACCCACCGATCAAAGACAGAGTTCAAACCTTACAAGCACTCTTGGAGAACAGCAAAGGATGGGTGCGTTTGGCGATTCATGCCAGTTGCAGACGCTTGATCGAATGTTTAGAATTGCAAAGTTATGATGAAAAGAGTGGAGATCCAGACAAGCAGAATGGATATGATCATCTCAACGATGCGTTAGGTTACCTTGTGTATAGAGAATTTAATATTATTCATGCAAGGGCAGGCCGACGAACAGGAATTAGAATATATTAAAAGAAATGATATTATGAGGAAAAACCGTGTATAGCTCACTAAATATTTACAACCAGCCTGTAACTTTAGCTCCTACAACGGTTGCCTCTCCCAATGCTGCCTACCAAAGGATGGCAAATTTCTGGGGTTTGATTGAGGATTTAAAGGAAGGAACTTATAAAATACGCAGCGAACATAGAAAATATTTACAACAAGAACCAAGAGAGACTGATGATGCCTATGATACAAGGCTGGCACGATCTACGGTTGTTCCTTATCTGCAAAGAATAGAAAAGATGTTGTCGGGTATGTTAGTGCGAAAGCCTGTCCGACTTGATGATGTTTCTGATCTTGTTCGGGAGCAGCTTTTTGATGTTGACCTTGAGGGAAACGATTTAAATGTTTGGTTGTATCAAACTGCACGAGTGGCCATTTCGTTTGGTCACGTTGGTGTACTTGTTGACGCACCAACAGAAGGAGAGAAGGCAAGACCTTATTGGGTTACTTACTCACCAAAAGATATACTTGGCTGGCGTACTGAAGTTGTTGAAGGCGTAAGGCAACTGACCCAATTAAGGTTGTTAGAGCAAGTGGTCGAAGCTGATGGAAAGTATGGTGAAAAGTTGGTGAAACAAATCCGAGTTCTTGAACTTGGTCGATATGAAATACATCGTAAGGATAAGAAAGGTGAATATAAGTTATTTGATCAGGGCGAAATGAGCATCAAAGACAAGATTCCTTTTGCAGTTGCTTATTCAAACCGTGTTGGATATTACGAATCACGCAGTCCTTTATACGATATCGCAGAACTTAACCTCAAGCATTATCAAATACAAAGTGACCTTGATAATATTCTGCATATCAGTTCTGTTCCTTTGCTTGCTGTTTTTGGTTATCCAAACGCTGATGAAATAACAACTGGACCTAACGAGGCATTATCTTTACCACCCGAATCAAGACTTGAATATGTATCTCCCGCTGGCGACAGCTATGACAGCCAGTTCAAAAGGCTTGGAGATATTAAGGATCAAATAAATACTTTGTCATTAGCAGCGGTGCTTGGTCAAAAATTGGTCGGAGAAACTGCTGAGGCAAAGCGAATTGATAGATCGCAGAACGACTCAACGATGATGGTTATTGCACAGCAAATGCAAGATTTAATTGATAACTGTCTTAAGTTTCACAGCGAATATCTAAACGAACCCAACGCTGGCAGTTCTTTTGTAAATAGAGACTTTGTCACCGCAAGGCTGGAGCCAGCAGAAATTGACAGTCTTCTTAAAATATATGCTGCAAATGGTATCAGCCAAGAGAAACTTCTTGAACAACTTGCAAGTGGAGAAATACTCGGAGATGATTTCGATATCGAAGAGGAATTAGAAAAAACGCAGTCGGGTGGGTTGATAGAGATGAACCCAGAAAGTGAAGCAGCTTAATAAATGGCAATTCCAGAGGCTTTTTATAGAGAAGCTATAGATCTCAACAGATATAGCAACAAGGTGCAATTTCAAGTTGCCACCCAATTCAATGAAGTCATCCTTGATGTTCTCAGGCAGATAAGAGACCTCGAAGGAAACAGTCCAGCAACAACTGCAAGGCTTAGATCAATATTGGCCCAAATGGTTGACAGTTTGAAAGGCTGGGAAAACGAAAGTGCCGTTTATATGATTGGTGAATTGCAAAATTTAGCAGAGTTTCAAGTTGGCTTTGTGCAAGATCAACTCCAAAGAGTCCTTCCAAAAGGTGAGTTTCAAGTAAACACCGTTGCTGTCTCTCCTGACTTTGCAAAATCAGTTGTGACCAGAGATCCAACCGCTTTAACGATCCGTTTGCGTGATAAAGATGGAGTATTCAAAACTGCTCAGTTTGCTTTGACTGCCAAAAGAGGATCAGATATATCTTTGCCAAATGGAAAAACAGTCAAAAAAGCATTCAGAGGGATTGCAGATGATTCTGCTTCGAGACTTTCAAAAGCAATCAGACTTGGTGTTTTGGAGGGAGAGTCTTTATCAAAAATTGTCAGAAGGCTCAAAGGTCCTAATTTAAGTTTTGTTGGAAAACCTCAAAATGCAATCGCTTTAAACTCTGCTTTAAAAGATTCAGAAGGAATGCTCTTATCAAACAAACAAATCCAAACTGTCGTCAGAACAACCGTAAATCAAGTGCAAAATGCTGCAAGTCAGGCAGTTTATGCAGCAAACAGTGATATTACAGGCAGATATCAATATGTTGCAACTCTTGATGCAAGAACAAGCTCTATTTGTCAAAGGTTAGATGGTCAGTTGTTTAAATATGATCAAGGTCCTGTACCTCCTCAACATTTTAATTGTAGATCCACAACTGTTCCAATTATTGATGACGACGATCTTGCCAGAGCCTTTCCAAATACAAGGCCCTCTGCAACTGGTCGTGTTCCCCAAGATACAAACTACGCAAACTGGTTAAAAGATAATCCAGATATCCAAGACAAAGTGCTGGGAAAAAAGAAAAGATATTTCAATTTCTTAATGAGTCCCAAAAGAGGAAAAAAACAACTTAACGCAACAAATGCCTTAAAAAAAATTATCCGAGAAGATGGAACGGAGCTAACATTAGATCAACTAGCCAAACGATATCCAAATGCCAATTAAAAAAGGAAAGTCACAAAAAACAATATCAGGAAATATAAGGATGCTTATGAAAGAAGGCAAGTCACGATCACAGGCTGTGGCGATTGCTTTAAGTTCTGCTGGCAAATCTAAACCAGCCAAGAAACGCAAAAGGAGATAAGATATATTTAGTTGCATTCAAAATCATGCCCTCACATTACGGATCAATGAAACCAAAAGGAAAGAAGAAGAAAAAGAAAGGAGGCAAGAAGTAATGGGATATACTTTTAAGGTTCAAACTTATGACGAGCCAAAGCCAAAAGCTGAAAACTGTGAAGTAAAGCCAAAAGCCAAAAAATCAAAAAAGAAAGGTGACTAGACGCTTTAGAAAAGTTGCAAAGGATAAAAAAACTGGTGTCGCTAAAAAATATCTTAGTGGGGCCAAAAATAAAGCTGCAAAGGCTGCTGAAATAAAAAGAACGGCAGCAGCTTACAAGCGAGGAGAGTATATTGATATAAAAGCTGTTCAAAAATCAAGGGTTGCTCAAGATGGCTCCAAAAAAAAGAAAAAGCGTAAGAAAAAAGCCTGAGCCTAAGCCACTCAGTGCAACTGTTATTAAAACGCTAGAAAGAAAAGCAAACAACTCAAAATTTACTCTTGGACAGCTAAAGGCTGTCTATAGAAGAGGTCAAGGTGCTTATCTTGGCGGAGGGTCAAGAAATGTAACAATGCAAGCGTGGGCGATGGGGAGAGTTAATAGTTTTATAACAGGCAAAGGCGGTGCAAGAAAGGCCGATGCTGATTTATTAAGATAAAAATGAAGAAAAAAGAACTCACAACTCGCCAAAAAAATGCTTTGAAGCGTCATAAGTCAACTCATGGACACACAAAAGCACATATGGATGAGATGGTAAAGGCGATGCTGGCTGGTAAAACATTTACTGAAGCTCACAGGCTTGCTATGAGGAAAAAAGGCAAATGACAATCAAAAGAGGTGGACATACTTTTGCTGGTGTTGATAAACCAATCCGCACACCAAATCATAAGAGTGGAAAGTCTCATGCTGTTGTTATAAAACAGGGCGATGGCTTTAGATTGATCAGATTTGGTATGCAAGGTGCAAAAACAAAGCAAAAGGTAAGACAAGTGCGGCTTATTGGGCTGACAAAGTAAAGTGGAGTTAGTATATTAATAATTATTAAGATTTTTTATGGCTGAAGAACCAATCAAACCAAATCCACCAGTTGATACTGCTGCCTTGATTGCAGAAGTTGAAGCTTTGAGAAAAAGCAAAGCAGAACTTTTAGATGACTATAAAAAAGCAAAAGAAGCTGCAAAAGCTGTGCCTCAAGATGTAGATGTAAATGCGTTGATTGCTTTTAAGCAAAAAAAAGAACAAGAAGAGCTAGAAGCCAAAGGTAGATATGAAGAGGCAACAGAAAAACTTGCTGCTCAATATAGACAAGCAGAGGAAGCAAAAAATCAGAGGATTCAAGAGCTTGAGAAAAGACAAAGAGAGCTTGAGGTCGAAGCCCCTGCTGTAACTGCACTTGCAGACGTTGTTCACGATCCACAATATGTGCTGTCGAGACTTAATAAAGAGCAATTATCAAGAGACCCTGATGGAACGGTTGTGGTTGTTGACGGATATAACAGAACGTCTGTTAAAGAATGGGCTCAACAAAATATGCCTCAATGGGTACAAAAGAACCCAAGACCACAAGGTGGTGGAGCAACAACAACTAAGGTGACGGCTGACGTTGTTACAGGAGAAAGTAATCCATTTGCAAGAGAATCCTTTAATTTAACGGAACAGGCGAGACTTTATAGAACAGATATTAATAAATATAATATGCTCAAAAATGCAGTTAGCGGTTAATATAAGACTAACGTAGTTGTGCTGCGTCAGAG